ATATAGTGGACTCGTAGGATCAGTAGTATTAGTACTATACGTGTCGATAAAAGGCTCGGTAAAGAACGTTATAGTGGTTCGTAGATCAAAGAGCCGCAGATGTTCCGGCAAGTCGTAGATCAAGAATGTATTAATATATTGATTAAGGTCCGCATCAGACAATTGCGCTTCTGACGGTGACCTGGTAAGCCGTCGAACTTTTATCTTTATAGTTTCCAGCGTAGAGCTGGGCGTACCAGTAGGTGGTAAAGGCATTCTAGCTCCTCAAGGCAAAAATATATAAGGCGCAACGTCCCTTTGTGCTTGATAGATTTGCGAAGCTATTTCAGCCATAGGGACCACCTGTGCTAATGTTGAAATTACCGCCGGTAACGGAACAACAAAAGGATTGAAGAAGGTTGTATTTATCGGCATAGAAAAATGTGTAGCATCAACAACAAAAATCGGCCCAAATAACTGATTCGCTTGCACCATACCATAAGATTCTGGTATATCTAAACGAACAACAAGGCCCGTCAGGTAATTATGCGGAAATGATGTAGTTATTAGACAGGGCAAGCCATTGGTGATGGCGGTGACGATACGCATTGCAGGTTGAAACTGGGGATGTTCATAAGCAGGTATTAAAGGTGCTGGCATTATGGTATCTCGGTAACTTCAATTACACCGTCTGATCCAGTGGCATCAACGTCGCCAATATCAACAAATTCTAGGCTCTGGAATCCGAAACGTGCTACTTTCTTGCCAATATGCTGGCTCGTAGTACCATTTTCGTTGACCTTGTATGCATGTATCGGATAGCGACCGTTTTTATTAAGATGACGCGCTACTCCTAAAGGTATCGTGTACACTTCGCCATCGATAAGGTCGTAACGTTCGACATCGTCTTCTTTATAAGCACGATAAACAAATTGTAGGCAAGCTCCCGGGCATTCGTAAAACCTGAAGATCCCACGGACCGGTTCCCGGTCTTTGTCATGTTGGTATTTCAAATTAACTTTAGGCTTAGCCTCGTCTTTCTTGGGCTTAGTATAATCGTTTTTTAATGGCGGTACTTCTTTAAGCGTCGATACCTTTATTGCTTCTGTTTCTGCTGACATAGTTCTCCTTGAACTCCCGGGCCGGTACCGGCCCGGATAGTAATCTTAAAGATTAAAAGATGTTGTAGCTCGCCAGAATATCTGTTGTCCGATTGTACCTGCAGGGCTAGTAATACCGGCACCGAGGATAATACCTGTAGATCCGATGTTAACCATCGCGTCAGTCAAGGTATTAAACGGAGGATATAGAGGTTGCGGTGGTATTGGGAACAATGCCAACGAACTATCCATTCCGATTGGGTTTACATAAGCCTGGGTAAATGGAGCAGCAGCGACGGCTGTAGTAGGCCAGACAAACGGAGTAAATGCAGATGTATTAATATCAACAATTACCGAGTTTGTAGCTGGAGTTACAGCAACGATGTTACCCTCTAATCCATTAATCTGTGTCATGCCATTAGCTGGTCCGACATAGAATCGTATCGCTTGCCCTACTTGATAATTGGATTGCACAGTGAACTGTACAACAGCTTGTGCCGCTTGCGATATCGAAGAAATATAGCGCGTAGCAGGATACCAAGTATTGAACGGTACCGTATGATATTGGCCAGCACCAACTGCAGCTACAGTCACAGGAGTATAACCGAGGGTCATACTTACGTTAGGAACTACTGCAGTTACGGTGTATTGCATCCCATTAACTTGGTTAGCACCGGTCATGTTCTCCAGCTGAATAACAGAGCCGACAGAAACGCCGGTTGTATTGCCGGTTAAAACAACGTGAGCGGTTGTACCAAAGTCTGTGGTTGCAATCGTAGGACCGTTTACTTGGGTAGAAGAATCGAAAGTAATAAACCCTGGAACTCCAAGGGTTGCAGATGTAGTCCAGAAATCAGCAGTAGCGGCAGCATTACGCATGTTGACACTACCATCGTTGTAAGCGTAGCCGAGGTTCCAGACGTATTCTACGCCATGGCTAGCGTTAGCTGCGGCCATTTCAGACATATTCCAGACTTCGATTGTATCCAATCCGCCACGGAGATTGAGAGGCTGGGCATTTCCTGTTGAAATGAAAGAGCCATTAAATATATTAACCATATTATCTCCTTAAAAACGCTTGGTTGTGCGTAAGTTTATGATCCATAAATCGTTTGTGATACGCGGAACTTCAGCGAATTTATAACCCACACTGGCATTTAATGCCAAAGGCCCATCATAGATTGGAGGCCTGTAGATGAAGCTTGCGGAATAACCATCTTGCTCAACACACGCATAGGCCTCCATTCCGATGCAAAAAATATTGAAAACATCGGCAGAGAGCGCAGATGCAGCTGGGGTATATGAGCCAATTGAACTGACTAAAAATCTGAGATTGCCACAAGCACCCCATTCTGAGCGCAATGCATTCATTGGCGCAGGATATTGGTTCTTTTGTAGGAAGGTATTTATGTTGTTTAAATCCGGTGTTAATTTCGTACTTGTCAATGCAAAATACGCATCACGCACCGGCGCAGTCCCAAATTTATTTTCACCTTGAATATTCAATTCTGTTACTTTTATGACCCTTGTGGGCGGGGACTTTCTACGAGAATCTTTTTATATATGATGAGATGAAATTGATAAATTCGTCGCCCTGTCTATGCCATTTTAATCTATTACAATCAGAACAGGCGAGAACAAGTTTTTCATTAGAACCAGGGTTATAATGGTCTAGTTGCAGGTTGTTGCCATCTATATGAATTTTGCAATAATAACATAATTTAAATTGTGATTCATATAATCGCTTTAATGATTCTGATTTTTCCTGATGTCGTGCTGCTAATTGTTTCCAATAAGAATCATTCATTTCAGTTCGATTAATTGAACGTCTTTTGGCTTTTCTTTTATTATAAATTTGGTTCCCATATCGATACGCAATCAAGGCATCGCACTTTTTACAATAACTCTTTAAGCCATCTTTTTTACATTTATCACGATAAAAATCAGTTATTAAGAGTGTTTTTTTACACTTTGTGCATTTCTTGTTCATGAGGGAATTATACCATAATCCCAGCATATATGTCAAAGATCCCGTAAGCTTTCGCTTCTACTTATCCCTCACGACCTTATCGAATCGTGTTCAGAGCACCGCATCTCTTACAATGAAATTCATTGCAGGAGTCTTTCCGCTTGCTACGTTCAGGCTGAGAATAATTTGGGTAACATTTAGGACATGGTACACGGCCAATCTTCTTTCCCTTATAATACATAATATTGGGATTGCAGATAGGTTCTACTTTGTCCTTTATAGATGCTGCTTTCTTTAGCAGTTTGACTATGTCATCCATCGTTGCCCATTTCATAATCTTGCCCCTTATTGCCGGTTAGCTAATTGCCACTTCGGGTTCTAAGTCTATCAGGAAAGATTTTACATGGACAATATGTTTATCCATGATGGTATAAGCATTGTTGGTCAAAAGAGTTTGAGTTACAGTATCGCAGTCTTGCAGGGTGATTTCTGTAGGATTATCACCATTGACTCCGCCGACGCAGTTAATAAAACCAGCAGTGGCCGCAAGCATGTCACGAGTCAGCTGATCTTCTGTCTGCCGAAGCGATACCCCAAGACGTGCAGCACATTCGTTCAATACCAATCTGTTACTTTTGAGACCACTGATGTGGCGGGCGATTTCTCTACTTACGCCTCACTACATTTCTGTAGTGTTCAGAGCACTGCATCCTATTTCTAGGTCTTCTCGCTTGCTACGTTCAGGCTGCACGGTATTACCTGCTTGCCCCTCGTTGTCTCCAGCTTTACCTGGTAAGAGTTTCGAGTCGATCAGAGAAGATTTATAGACCCCATACATTTTAGGGTCTTGGTTTTGCAATGTCACTTGCTCATTAAGCTGCACATATGTGCCGTAAAATGAGATCTTAGCGTCAATCAATCTATTACTTTTATGACCGCATTGCAACGGCGGGCAAACCGCTTCGGATTCGCCTCCGCGTCTTTCGTACGCGGTGTAGACTTTCGCATGTTCTCCGAAAAGAACTCTTCTCGTTAAGTCGTTCAGCGTGGAATGTTCCTTCGCCCTTGTCACCATAGTTTCCCTTAGGCTTCCAAGACAATTAGAGAAGATTTAACGTGGACATATCGTTTATCCACGGCTGTCAATTGCTGCGCAGGTGGCGTTACGCCGGTGTTCCCAAGTGGAACCATAGCCGTATTTAACGGATTGTAACGTCGCATACGCAAAGTTGTACCACCATTCCTTGGCATGTTCTTCCTCATCGCAGGAATCTTATGAATCATGTTAGGAACTGGCACTGAGAGCAACTTATAGCTGAACGACTGTTGTACAGGCGCAGGTAAAGTGCTCGTTGTAGTTATAGACATTTAGTGCTCCTTGAAATATAGAACATACTTCAAGCTGGACGAAGCTTTACATTACGTCCTTCGGTGACGAAACCCGATACGTCGAATGCTGAGAGCGACTCAGCAATACGCTGATAATAAGTTATAACCAGCAACTCTTTGTTGCAACAGCTGTTGCAATTTTAAAATATCGTGATATAATTATAGCACATAACAGAAGGGAATATTATGCAATACGTAAAACGCGATTATCAGATTGAGGCTATTGAGGCCATAAAGAACGGCTTCAAGGATAACAACCGCGCGACAGCTGTAATGGCATGCGGAACAGGTAAAACGCTTGTCGCATTGTGGGTCGCAGAATCTATTAAGGCTAAGACTATCGTGGTCTATATGCCGTCATTGATGCTTATCAAGCAAACCGTAGATGCTTGGAACGATAATACTGAATGGGATAATTATAGTTATATGGCCATATGCTGTGATAACAAGCTGCTTGACGATGATATAATTGACATCGATGCTAAAGATTGCTGCTTTGATGTATGTACTAATGCAGATCAAGTACGCATGTTCATGGAAAATGGCGTTACCGATGTAAAAATTGTTTTTTCGACGTACCAGTCAAGTAATATAATCCCTAAAGATATCAAGTTTGATCTGGGGATCTTCGATGAAGCCCATAAAACAGCACACAAAGACAAGGGCGCATTCAGATATGCTCTCTATGACGAGAATGCTTCTATTGCAAAGCGGTTATTTTTGACCGCTACGCCACGACATTACCAACTTAGGGGCCGCAATACTCAATTAGAATATTCGATGAATAACGAAGAGATTTATGGCCCTATAGTATATCGACTCGACTTTGCGCAGGCTATACACAGAGGCATTATTTGTGATTATCGGGTACTTATTACACTTGTAAATGACAAAATCATTAACGATACCATCGACAATAAAACTATGGACATATATGGCCATGAATTCAAATTGAAGATGCTGGCCAACGCAATTGCACTCAAGCAAACATATAGAAAATTTCCAATAAGAAGAACCGTCGCATTTCATAGAACCATCAAGGAAACTAGAGAATTTACTAAAGCAGCTATGCATTCGAAGATACCTGATTGCCATATACTGGATATTAACGGCCATATGGGTTCAGATGAACGCAAAGCGATCATGGCCTCGTTTGAATATTGCAGTAAAGCAATCATAAGTAATGCGCGCTGCCTATCTGAAGGTGTTGATATACCATCGATTGATCTTGTTGCATTCTTGTCGCCTAAAAAGAGCAAAATTGATATTATCCAAGCAATCGGCCGCGTCATGCGCAAAGCTCCAGGTAAAGAATACGGTTACATACTACTGCCTATTTATGTTACAAAAGATATGCACGCATTTAACGACATAACGGATTCATCAGAATATGCGTATATTATGGAGATTATAAACTCGCTACGCGAATACGATACAGATCTGCAACAACAGATCAGCGATAGACATATCGATAAAGAGAAATATGGCAAGCGAGATAGGAAAATCCAATTTATTAACACCGATATTAGTGAAAAAGAACTTACAACAGCGATCGATATCGATATATTATCGAGATTTAAGGACGACTGGGAGGAAGGTTTTGCCAAGATCAAAAAATGGTATGAGCAAAATGGATCCTGGGTATGTGCGGGGACGAAACACAAATATAATGCTGAAAGAGGATGGATAAATTGGCAAAGAACTACTTATAAAAAGGGCATTTTGCCACAAGAACGTATTGATAAACTGCGAAGTATAAATTTTGTATTCGATGCTACCGATGACCGCTATGAGCAAAAATTTGAGAAATTCAAGAAACTAGTAGAAAAGGTTGGGCTTCATAAGACATTCCACACTCATGATTTGTCAATTGATAACTGGTTCCAATTTATGAAAAGGAAAATTATAAAGGGGATACAACATCCCATTCTAGATAGATTATTGCAATATGTTCAGCAATATCCAAATTATAAAGAATGCATGGAATATAAAGAGAGTAGAACATTGGCAGCGGCAATGCAAAACTTGGCATTCTTGCAAGATTATCATAATAAACATGGTCATATTAATGTCCGCTACAACGAGAATGAAGCGGTTGCTAAATGGATCGATACATTGCATAAGGGCAGATATAGAGATTTAAAGCCAAGCACAAAACAGAAACTCATAAATATGGGATTTGTTTATAGAGCACAAGCAATAAAACATTATGATGTTGAATGGGATAGACATTATAATCTGCTGCTCGAATACAAGAAAATAGAACCTGATCTTATATTCCATAAAAAGGATAAAAAATGGCAGGAATTAAAAAGATGGGCAATAAGGCAACGAGATAAATACCGCAAAGCCAATAAATTTCTGCCAGGTCATAGAGAAAAACTTATTGCTATAGGATTATTCAAAAATGCAAAAAAAAATCAAAGAAAGCGCAACGCAAAAAAGAAAGAATCGGCTCGTAGATTGGGATGACCTTACACTTATCGAATTCCAAGATGAAGAATTTGTTAAAGCGTACATCAATGAAATATTTTCTCCTAGCATCAGAAATACTAAGGATGACCCGATAGGTGATGTAGAGTTAATAATTCATGCGCTCGAAAAATTATGCGATGCCCATAAGTATAAATTGTGGAAACTGAAAGCCAATGTCTTCAAGAAGCTAGAGAAGAAAAAGGCAATCGATATTAAGTTCAAGGACATGCAGTTTACTGTTGGCAGCGAGAATGTCTTTAAAGATCTAGGGCTACCAGATGCCGATAAAGACGTAAAAGATGGTAAGAATGTAAAGAAAGCCCGAAGAAGGACTTGAACCTCCGACCCGCTGCCTAAAGGGCAGCAGCTCTACCAGCTGAGCTATTCGGGCATAAATTTCAATCACATACTGCCCATACAGGAACCCAGAAGAGTTCCGTTAAACATAGAAATAAACTTTTTTCTGGTCATTCCAAGAGAGTACACTCCTGGCAACTGTCTTAATGCTTGGATCTTATTATCATAAATTTTTTGCTTAACTTTCACTACACTACCTTAGCAGGTATATAGAATCTACTTTAAACTTAAATCTTGCGTTCTTTAAAATGGCGGGACTTCTAGTCCCAATATCAGCTCCCAAAGCTTAGCAAGCTTTTGCTGTTGATGATAGGATTTGAACCTACGTTTTCGCCTACAGGCAACGCCTTTACCACTAGGCCACATCAATTATGCAGATATCGTTAGATCTGCGACTACCTATGTTTTTGGTTTTAATGTCTGTATGTCAGTATATGTCAAAGAAAATTTGAATCACGTTCAATCTAAAAGATCGGTCACTGCATTAGTTATTTCGAGCGTAGCGTCAATTAACGAAGGCTCTGATCGATAGAGTTCGATCTTCTTATCTCGTTCAATAGGGTCGAAATATAACCTCCGTTTGATCACGTTCTGGGGTGAATTTGGTGTCAACTGCGTAGTATATTGCTCTTTATGCCCTTTATCAGTGAGCTTGCGCCATGCTGATTCCTCATTCTTGGCAAGATCACGACGTCTGTGAACCCATTCGGCTATTGTCTTGGTTACATACTTACCATCAAGGTGGATATTAACCTCGGTTATAACGTTAGTCTTCTGAATCCTGAAACGCAAGTTGAGTATTTCCTTGATAATATCGGAATGCATCTGCAACCAGTTTGATATCTGGAGTTTTTGATCAACATAAACAGGGTTTTCACAGTCTAAATCAGCACAGTATGTCCCGATTTTGTCCTTGATGTCATCTGCTTTACGCTGCAAGTCTTTTATCTTCTTGAGTGCTTCTATGATTTTCATGCTGGCCCTTTATATTGAAACTTAATTTTTGTATATAAATATAGCATTTGAAATGCTTATGTCAAATACTATAATGGTCCCAAATTGGATGGTACCGAAATTGAGGACCGTTATAGTTATGCTTGAAAACTCATAGATAATGTGACATTAATGACGAGGCTATGCAAATAATTATCGAACAACCGCCAGTTACAGCTGCTGCTATAACAGCATATTTACTGGAATTCTGAGCTGATTGCGCAGTATTCTGAGCGGTTGCTGTTGTTTGAGCGTGTTGCGCTAAAGCAGCTTGTAGCTCTTGCAACGTTAGCGAATGCTTTTCTTCATATTGAGCTATCGTACCGACAATCCAGGTCTTAACTTCGTCTACAGACATGCCATCAAATGTCTTAATATTAGGCGAAGTCAATGGTTTAGGACTAGTACGCAGGGGTAATTTATCTTGCGGAGAATCAGTCGGCGAGTTTGTTCGTATGGGTATAGGCTTCGAAATACCAATTTCATGCGTATCCTTATCAATGGTCAATACAGTTTGCATACTATGTACATACATAGGCACCATTATAAATAATAAAATCTTTCTCATTGTCTTTCATCCTGCATTTCAAAGTGATCTGCATCCGGACGGGTCTTGAAATTTCCGCCCCACCGGTTGTGTTTATGTAGGCTTTCCCAATACTCACCAAAAGGCCTGAAATCTTCAACGGTAGTGAGCTGTTTCTCGTCTGCTGTGAATATATTCAGGTCAATCGCTAATCGTTCACAGTGGAGCGAATTCTTAATTCCCAGCCCTTCTTTGGCATATATAAGTGCTTGTTCATGAGTACGATATGCCTCGCCAAGAGTAACATGGTAACCCTTGCGCACAATAAACTCCAATAACTTGCAGACATTCTCGGTGAAAACCTGTTGTTCATCTTCAAGATACATAGGGTAATTAACATTAATGTTAAATCGTTGCACACTGTTTCCACTCATGCAAATAACTAAAATTGTTATTGCCATAAACAGCGGAAAATGGAAATAAGACATTATATGTTCCTCATAGCTTCGATCATTTCTTGGTGTAACTGCTTTTTCAGATCTTCAGTTAATCCGTTAGCAAACGCATTAGCTCGCTGGAGCGGGCTATCATTGCCCTGGGATGCTGCAACAGATGCTACAGGCCTAGGTTTAGCTAGGTTACGCTCTGCACGTTCTTTGTCGAGATCTGTTGAGGTGCCTGGCGCGATACCCATTTGCTTGATTATGGTATATGCGGAGGCACCCTTTGTGTAGAGGTCAGGGTTATTATATATCGTTTGCGCCAGTTCAGGATAGGTTAATTTGAGCATCTCAAGGTTATCTTTATTAACGATCGTATCGAAATCGTTATATTTAGCTTTTAACTGAGCCTCAGCCGAAAGCGTTATGGATTGCTCTTGGTATGCTTTCAGCTGAGCCTCTAGCTTTTGTAATTTTTTATCGTAACGCGACAGATGTCGTTTTTCTATCAGGGCATCGGGTGCAAGATTGTCTTCGATCTCAGGCTCTTCTTGAGGCCGTTGCTGTGATTGCTGCTGGTATGATGCAATCTGACGGGCCATTTCATTGTTTTCCCGTTCGATCCGTTCCGCTTTTTCACGAAGTGCACGAAAATTCCGGTCCGCATTGGATTCAACGGGCGCAGCTTGGGCAACCGCAGGTTCCGCTGCCGGTGAGTCAGAAATAACCGGTTCGACTTGCTCAACAATATCTTCTACAGGTGGCGTAAATTGTACTGGATCATCAATCATTTTGTACCTTAAACTATTAGTGGACTTGTATCAGCTTCACCGTTCAATTTCTTAGCTAATCTTAACAGCGTTCCATCATTAAAATCTAGCACAAACTTGAGTAGTTCACGCTCAGATTCTGCAACTTCTAGCTGATGATAAGTAAGGTATTCGCAAATATCACGGGCCGGCACTACCCAAAGCCATTCTAATTTATCGTCTTTCTTATGGTATTTATATACGACCTGGTCCCATTCTGGTGTAGGTGCCGAAAAGCGCGTTAGAAACTGCACTCTCTTCACGTTGGGCAACAATCTTTCTGCCCTTAAAAGAGCTACGACATAAAAGTCCCCAGGATAGATTTTTTTATCTTGTTCTACTCGCGCAATCAGATCTGCATCGTAATTTGTAAGATTCTCGCGCATCTGATCAATAACCGTATGGCCCGTTTCCGGTTTAGCCATAAGATCCGTTGCGATCTTACCTACTGTTGGTTTCTTCACGATGGTTCCTTATCTAATTCATAATAATTGAAATGGCAACATTGATGATCAAGAATTTTAGATACACGACGCAACCGTTCAGCGCAGATGTTGTCACAGTAATCTTCATTTTCTATAAGCACAAAATTTCTAGAGGCTTGCTGCGTCGCATTCGTCTCTAGCACTGCATGGCCCACCGTGCCGGATCCTGCAAACGCATCAAGTACCAGCCCATTGCTTGGACACAATACCTCTAGCAGCGTCTTGGTTATCTTCAAAGGCTTAGGCGTCATAAACAACTCAGAATTCATCAATTGTGAATAAGCATGCTTGGCTTCACCATTATGGCCGCTTATATCCAATGTAAGAGATAAATTAATATCAATATCATCTGTATCAGCCGGCTTCCAGAAACTTCCTACAACGCGCCCATTTCTTTTGAGTTCATGAAAATATTGCTTTAACCGAGGGCCTGTAAGGTTTGTATTGCCAAAAACAATATATGATGTGCTAGCAGCTTCGTTTACTTCTCCTGTAAAGATAATGCAATTATCTATTATTTCGCATGGCCCCCACTTGCCTAACTCTTCTAAGGAAAATGCTTGACTGCGTCGCCAGCCTCTGCCCTGCGATGGATAATATATTTTTTTTGTTATTGGGTTCTGTATACCATATCTATTATCCTTAGTTGCCTGTGCACCCGAAAGGTCGATAACGGCGTAAACTCCAGTTGCTTTATCGGACTTAAATTGGCCCCCACTATCGCTTTTATTATATCGTGCAATCATGGCCTCGGTCCGTGGCAGCAGCCCTGTAAAGCTTTTCTTTTTATTCTTGGCATAAATCAAAATATAATCAGTATTAGAACATATACTCTGAGAAGCGTTTTTAAGTGATAATGAGCATTCCCAGTTTATTATGCCCTTGCGGTTTTTCTCGCCGAATACCCAATCCATTATGTTCGCTAGCGTGAATATATTTTTATAATTTATGTGTACGGCAATATTGCCCGAATCTTTTAATATATCTCGCGCTATACACAATCTGTCAGACATAAACGATGACCAGTTTGCTCGATCATCATTGTAATTAAGATCACGTCGCCCGGTATTATACGGCGGATCCCATATCATGCAATTAATGGGCAATATAGTGTCTTTGTATTCATTAAAATAATTCATCACTTCAATGTTATCGCCATGTATAACATAATTAGCATCTTGGCTGCCGGTAAATACACTTTTCTCTGGTATTAGTTTTAGCTTCATGGCCTCCTTAAATGGTTAAAATTCCGAGGTATTTACAGTACTTTATGGTTATTTTTCCACTATAAAGGCCTGCCGTAGTTAGCAAGCAGGCCATAACGGGAAGAGTAATGGACTACGTTATTTCTTTTTGTTTTTTGGTTTATTTTCCACAACTGGGGCAGTCCCCTTTTTTGTCTTTTTTGGCTTTACCGGCTGGTTTCTTTTTCGATACTTTCTTTTTGCCGGCTTTCTTCTCAAGAGCTTGTTTAATATCTTTGTGAGCAGGTTCTTTAGCTTCTTCAGACCAGAATTTTTTAGGCACATTCATTTCTTTCCTTTTTTTAAGTGGCTCAAAGTCTCGGCTAAACGTGCACGTTTGCCAATTTTGCCACCCTTTTTAGCAGCCTTAGCTAGTTTAGCCTTAGGAATCTTCTTGCCTTTGGGCACGCCCATCTCTTCGTGTAAAGCTCCCGGTTTACCTATTGCAGCTTTTATCCAGTTCTTTTTTGCCATATCTTTCCTAAAAAGGGGGCCTAAGCCCCCTTGCATTGTTCTGTTTAACGATTAACGTACGCGAATCGACTCTTCAAAAATCAATCGACGATTAATCTTCTTATCAATCTCATCGCGCTTGTACGCTATATTCGCAGGCACGCCCAAGATCTTATATGCGACCTTGGTAGGTTTACCTGGAATACGGATCATTGTGGGCATCAGAGGTACTCCCTATCGAAACGCCCTGATTCATGGATAAACTCTGAAGGAAGATTAGCGATCTTAGTATGATCTTCGCGAATCAACTCAGAATCCTTGAGTTCAGGCTTCCGACGCGGGTCAACATTCTGAAAGAACACGATACGCGCAACTTCAGAGTCAGACGCATCGGTAGTATCAGTTTTTGCTGTACCTACATCGCCGTACAACGTTGGCTTTAACATGATCATTGTTAGACCTTTTTAGGTACGAAGTGCTCTTGACGCTTGCTGTCGTCATAGTTGATCTGTTTATTGATTCCTACAATGGTATCGTCAAGTACATCAGGTAAGTAAGCTTCATGGTCAGCCCAGTCTTTCATGATTACCTGCTGCGGCAAGTTGGCGATTGCATTATGATCTTCCGAGATCATGGACGAATCGTGCTTTTGCATACGCTCTGTGGCATCTCTTCCTGAGTATGCTCCATCCTTCATGGATGTTTCTTTTGTGCTGTGATGTACAGCATCATGGTAACGTGTCGCCATTTTGTGGCTCCTTATAGTAACTGCTTGCCAACCTGTGACATTTTGTCACGACTCGAAGTGTCTACAATTTGTCGGCAGTTGGTAGCAAGGTGTTATTCCTCTAACTGTAAGAGGGATTAATTTCAAATTCCTGGGATCATATAGCCGCTAAATATTGGCATTTTTATAGGAGCAATTGCCGTATATCCATTTAATGTTATAGTATCAACACTTGGTTCTAAGACGATATACGCAGTATCAGAAACAGACATTGAACATATTAATGAAGCAGCTGAAATCCAAGTACCGAAAACAGGAACCTGCTGCCCTACAAAATTTTCAAAGTTTGTTATATATGATCCAGAAGTAGTAATAAGTGTTGTCCTCAAATTATCGCTAGATGTCAAACCATATATGTTTAAAGCAAAACTAAAAAAATATAATCCTGAAACTGGAGCAGTGAATGTTGATACTCCGTCAAAACTGTTTGTAGTATCAATTATTTTATTTGCAAATACTATAGCACCACCTGCCGTAGTTACTGTTTGATTCGCATTATTTATATATGAAAATGCTGGTGTCGGTCCTGCTAAATTTATCGCATTATTTGTTGCCATATATTACCTCACATATCCTTGGTCTTCCATTTCCTGACGCCTGCGTGGATTCTGGCCTGGAAGATCAAAGCCAGTTCGTGCATGTAATCTATGAAGTGCCTGGGTTGAAACTCGATCTTCTACTTTTTTAACATCGTCACGGAACTCGGGCACTTCAGTAAACTTTTTTCCCTCAGCGTTGGAACGTTTATGCT